CGTTGGCAACTGCGGCTGCGGCTGCGGTTGGGAATGAAGCGGAGGTTGGGGTGATGGTGATTGAATAAATCTCACCAAGCATCGAGAGGTCAATGTCAAAATCTGCGCTCTCTCCTGAGTATTCGCCAGACTGGACGTAAAGAGTTCCAAAAACGTTTGGTCGGTCATAGGTAATCGCCATGTTAATTCCTCATTATGTTGTTGTTTATATCCCTTCCCCAACTATTTGCCTATTCCAATAGGATAATCACACGGAATGATTTCGTAGGGTCAAGGAGATTGGGGGCGGCTACATCAAGCGTTAATCGAACTTCGCCGCAAACAAGGCCGTTCCACGATGCGGGTTCGTCAAGAGTCCCGCCGCCGCTTGAGGCGGTTGATGGTGCGGTGACTGAGAAGTGCATCCCGCTATTTGTGTTTGAAGTTCCTTGGTTTGCACCTTGGGAAACTTCAAGGCTGATAACTTGATTTGACCCCGATCCTGAATAATTCAGTCCCGTGATTTGGTCGCAATAAGGCAATTCGCTGCCGTCGCCATCTTCCACGTCCATGAAGAGTTGAAATTGCCCAATGTTGCCTGAACCAATCAAATAACCTGCATCGGTGGCATCAATGATCACCTTTGAGATTTTCCCGTTTAGACGAACCGTAGCGGTATTGCCAGCCGTAATTGAAACAACGTGGCGATTAACACGGCAACGACTCAAATAGAAGTCGCCATCGGTAATTGCTTGCTCTTGGTTGGTCATGTCGAACACCTACCTATGCCGACAACAAATCAACCAAAGTGGATTTCTTCATGGTGTTTTTTGTGGCGATTCCACGTTCCTTAGCCAAAGACATGAGTTGCGCTCTCGTCATGGATTCGTAATCCATCTCAACAGATTCCTCAGCAGCCGCTTCTTCAACCATAGGCTCAACGACGGCTTTCATCTCTTGAGTCTTTTCAGGGACGGACTTTTCCTCGCCAACGATCCGCCACATGGTCGAACCATTATCAACCAAAGCCTTGACGATTGCACCAACCGATTCATTCACGGTTTGGATTTCGCCACGGCCAAAGCCGATGTTTTGCCCTTTCGTCAAAAGTTCGGTGTAGGAACGTGAACCCACGTATTGCACCTTAATTCCCATCAGGGAACACCTCAACGGTATAGCAAGGTTGCTCGAACAACGTCGCCATCGCCAACGCCAGCCGAACCGCCGCCCGTGAAGGTGATGGTTGCGCCTGAGAGGGTAGCGGAGGCAGGGGGTCGTGCGCCATCCGTGGTGTTGGTGAGGCCGAGAATTGAAAGAACCGCCGAACCAGAAACGCCCGTAATGCCCGTGTCCGTGAGGTCAAAGGTGGTTGCGAGTTCTCCTTGGTCGAGGGTCAAGTCAATAATCATCATTGCGGTTGCGCCGATTCCAGCGTTTGAGCCGATTGGACTTTGCAGCCATGCGGTGCTTGATTGGTCTTGCACACCAGCCCAGATAGCGTGGTCTGCAACAACGGTGCAACTTGCTTCAGTTAGATTTACGTTTGCCATTTTTCATCATCTCCATTTTTTTTTGTCCTCATGCGCTTAGGTCACGGACCTTGCCGTGTGCGCCATAGAAGAGTTGCCAAAGTTCGCCCATCGTGTGGAAGAGGCCGACCTGTCCCAGACGGTTGATGCCGAAGGGGTCGCCCGTTTCAATGCCTGACTCATGGTAAAGAGTAGGCTTGGCGGTGCAGAAATACATGTAGTCGGTGTCGAGCATGTAAATGCGGCTGAGGCCACCAGATGGTGCGTGAACGTCCTTTGCAGGGATGATGGGAACGCCGTTGTAAGTGGCGACAACGAAGCCGCCTTCCATACCTGGGATTCCCTGAACGCCGTTCACGGAGGGGGTGACACGCTTCATCTCGGTGAAACGCTGCTGAGGCTGCAAGAGTTGTTGGATTTTCTCGATGGTGTCGTAGCCCGTGAGAATGACCTTGGGCTGACCACCACGTTCCCAGACTTCACGGAACATGCCGTCAAGGACGTTGAGGGTGAGGGGGCGTTCTGCGCCACCAGTTCCAGCATCCACGTTGGCGTCAAACCATGCACGTGTTCCAGCCCCCGTGTTGCGGGTGAGGGAATACATGTTGTGGTTTGCCAGCGAATCAATGTCCGTAAAGGTAGCAAGTTCAATCTTGGACGAGGACAAAGCACGATCAATGGATTCAAAGGAGTTTCCTGCCGTCGTGTTCACATCACGAAGAAGCATTTTGTTGATGCTCTCAGCGTGGGACTTGGACATTTCCATTTTGATAACGGCCCTTGCATCGCCCAAACCATCATCCTTGTCGGAAAGGAACATGGCCGTTTCGGACAGGTCGAACTTGGAGGCAACCGTCTTGGGTTTCGTGGAAACCTCTTCGAAGGTTGGCTTGGTGGAATCAGGAAGCGTCCCGTTCTCAGGCAGACCCACGGCATCGTCGGGCTTGCCAGTCACGACACGCCATCCCGACTTCTCCCAAGGCTTCTTGGGGAGGATGGAGAAGGCGTTGAACTCTTGGTTCAGTTGCGACCAGACCTTGCGGCCAAAAATCGCCTGATAAGTTCCAGCCGTGGAGGACATCAGGGGACTGTCTGCCTTGAGCAGATCGGTTCCTGAGTAAGCCCAAGCATTCGTTCCTGCACCTGCACCGTAATACAGGCGTTCCATATCTTCAATTGTGCGGATATAACCTTGCGTCATTTTTCATCATCTCCTTTTGAGTATTTCATTCGCCTCGCAATGCACGTTGAGCAAGTGCTTCTGCTGCTCGCCAACCGTCGAGGTCACTACCCATCTGGGCGAACTCGTCATGCGTTGGCACACGAATGGAGGTGGAGGGGGCGGAAGGTGCGACTTCGCTCTTTTGGAGGGATGCGTTCTCGGACTTGAGCATGGCGATCTCTTCACGGAGAGCGTTGAGTTGAACCCCAACGTCGTTGGCCTTTCGGACTTCAAGAGCATGGACGGTTTCAGCCTCGTATCGGTCTTGCCATTCCTTCTCGACCAAGCCCTTCACGGCTTCTTCATCACGAAGGGCAGCGTAGGTGCGGTAGCCCTTCTCCAACATCTCAGGAGTCAAGGACTTCACAACGTTCTGGTTGCCCTTGGGGGCGTTCATTCGCATGTTGGGAACGCTTGGGGACTTGATGACGTTTTGGTTGCCACTTGGGGAGGGGAGGGATGGGTAGGAAGGCTCGGTTGCGTCCTCGCCAGACCCGACTTCATCACCTTGTCCACGGTGGGAGTAGCCGCCACGACCCTGTTCGAGAAGGTAAGCCTTCTCCAAACCGAAGTGACCACGAAGGCCGTTCAAATCCACACCCGATTCATGAGCAAACTTCTCAAGAGTCGTGATGTAGTCAAGAGCAGCCTCTTCCTCGTAGGACTTGTTGGTGCAACCCGAACAATCGTCCTCTTTGCACACACTACAAGTGGTGTTCTTTTCTTCTTTTTCGCTCAGTTCTTTGAGAACTTCGCTCAGGCCAGCCTTAATTTCGTTCAAAACTTCTGTGTTCGTCATGCTATCATCTTCCATTTTCAGTATTGTGTAGGTTGATTCGGGGTTGATACCTTTCTTGCATAGCGTGATTTCATGCAATTCAAGATCGGTGATCTCTCGATGGCTTCCAAGTTCTGGTGTCGTTTTGCTAACACGAAACAAGGCTTGACCGCCAATCGAGAACGCTCGCAAATCGCCATTGCGGATTTGCTTTTGCACTTCACGTGCTTTTTGAATGTCGTTGCGGATTTTGCACACGACAAAGAGGCCGTGGTCGTCCACTTCGGATTTCCACAAACGGCCTTGAGAATCGGTGTGGTTGTCCACAACTTCACCGACCTGAATACCAGAATGAGCCAACTGCACATTTCGGAATGCTTTGTTGCCCATGAATTGAGAGAATGCCTTCTTCAAAGCATTCGTTGGGATTCTGTCGCCCTGCTTGTCCACCATATCAACGGAAGCGTAGCCAGCGACATAGAGTTCTCCCTCGCTACCCACGGACTTCAACAAAAAGTCCGAACCTTCGGCATTCCACGATGCCGTGTGAAGGTCAAGGGTGGTCGCCATTGTCCTAACGACTTTCTGTAATCCTATATGAAGGAATAGGGTCAAATCTCTTCTGCTTCCGACCTATCATCGGCTTGGACTTCTTGTTCATCAGCCATCTCCTGTTGCGTTTTTAGGGGCATTCGAAGAGTCGCCCGACCATTTTCAATATCAACAACGGCTTCTTCACCAGATGGCTCATCACGAACTCGCAGATGTTTCATTGGGATTTCTTCAACTTCTTCACCTTCTTTGGGATCGTAAAAAGTCGTGCCGCTATCCTCAATCAATTCGGTTGGTCCTCTTGGTGCGGTAATGTCGGCTTGCATTCCAGCCCATGCCCCACCATCAGGTGAAATGCGGTTCATGCGTGGGAACATGTTCTCTATAATGTCGTCGTCAATGGCCTCATTGACAGTCCATTTGCCTTCCTCAGTCCGTTCAAGGCCATATTCACCTGCGAACATCTCAAGCATTTTCTTATTCAATCCCTTGACGTTTTCCAACAGATATTCTGTTGTTTTGGCTTTATCATCCTCGGTAATTGCTTGCCGAGCATGTTTCATTGTATCGGCCACATTGTCGCCCTCTTCATCCTCGCCAATGATGGATGGCGCACGTAGGATGGTTTCTTTTGCGATCTTCAATTCACGTGGTCGCTTTCGTTTTGGGGTTGAATGAAGTGGGTTGAATGCCCCTGCATCACTTGAACTGAAAGTCCCACCACTTGAGGACGAACCGCCCCCCGATGCTGCCGCAGCAGCCCCTTCTTTCAACAAACTGATTGCGACTGGACTCCACAGGGGGGTGTCCCTCATGGCCTTCAACATCATGGCCTCGTTGCCCTCAACCCCTTCAACGTCAAATCCGAATCCGTCAAAAGCACCCTTGATAATAACAGGTTCAAGAATGGAGGGATAGCACAACTTGATTTTGTTTGGATAAACAACCACTTCTGGCATTGGGGGGTAAAATGCCTTTGAGATAGATTCTTTCGCATATCGAATCCACTTGGGGTGAACCTCTTTCTCTTTCATGAACGTGGACTTGGAATCACGAATTAGCAATTCGTTTTCATCAAAGTTGCTAATTGCTTTGTTGAGGCCGTCCTGATCTGTGGACACACAATTCGTGGGCATGGGGAAGTGAACATGACTCGTTGAATCATAGAGAGTCCTCAAGGCATTGATGCGATCTTCAAGAGGTTCAAGGTGCAAATCTGTTCCTTTGTGAACCAACAAATCAACAACATGCAACGTTCCATCATCCAAATACCCATCAAAGGTGAAATCGCCTTTGATTTCACGCAATTCTTTCTTGACTTCACCAGGCAATTTGCCTCCTTTGAGGTGATTGCCTTTCTTTTCAACAAAAATACGTTCTCCTTTCGGCATTTTTTGAACAATCCATTCGCCCGAAAAACCACGCAACTTATCCATGTCGTCTAATTTGTGAATCGTGTAGGCTGGAATGATTTTGGTTTTGAATACGCCTGTTGGCTCATAATCCTCGGATTTCAACAGACTTCCCGTGGCGATTGGGGAAAGCCCTCGATGGTCTAACGCCGATAAAGCGTGAATATCCTTTTGTTTAGGCATCACATTGGAATCAAGCAAAGAAGGAAGAACCGCCTTGATTTTGTTTTCATGAACTGTTCGTTGCATAACGTTGAACGGTTCTTCGGTCATTCCAAAGGAGATGCCCCCACTTTGAGGGTCATGCTTCCACGTGAGGTTTGCTGGCATCTCATGGCCCCAAAGGTGGGTGTTGCCTGTGTTGTAAGTGGGAGGGGTTGTAGCAAAAGAAGTTGGATTTACAGGGCCAATTGATTTGATTTTCATTGCGACGTTGCCGTTTTCCATGAGAGGTGCTAAGGCTCGGTATTCTTCTCCCATGTTCACCTTCTTCATGGCGAAGTCGGCGGCTGCGGCCAATTGTTGTAGGTTTCCACGGGCCAACGTAGCCTGTTCCATATTGGTTGGATCGGCAGGGTTAATGACGCCAGAACCAAATTGCTTCATGACCTGTTGGGCCATGTTGTTCATCACTTTGCCCAAGTGCATATCGTTTGCAGCGAACAAAGCATTGTGGCTATCCCAATAACTTGAACTTGACGAAGGGTGTTCTTCACGAAACATACCGATTCGAGGCGAACCCATGTCGGCTTGATTTGACAAAGACCGCCCAAGGCGGCTCAACATCATTTGGTCGGATGGGACAATCATGCGCCCCCCTTGACCTTGAACTTCGCTTGGGTGTAGGAAGTGCAGGTTTGAAGCATGACTCCAATTTGCCCTTCGGTTCTCAAAGAAATTGGCGTCTTTGAAATTGGACTTTAATGCGGCATGAGAGGGATATGCCTTTGCCTCATCATTGTTGATGAGGTGCGGGAAGTGGCTTCCGCCATCGGTGTTGTGAGAATCAAGCATAGATGATGATGTGTGCATCAACGCCTCATCCATCCACCCGCCGTCAAACACTTCTGGGTATGATTGCTGCAATATATCGTGCAACGACTTCCAATCACGGCCAACGCCACCCCACGGCTGAAAAATGTCCCACCAATGGTGGGTGTGCGACTTTTCAATCTGTGAAGGCGGCATCACTACAAAGGGGCTGACAAAGTGCATATCCGCACTTGCTTCTTTCATCAAGTCGCCCTGAGATTCAGCAGGTGCAACTGGCCCATGTCGGTCACTTGCACGTTGCCACCATTGAAGGAGGGGAATGAACCTGGCTCGGAATGAACGCAATGCTCGACCCCAAGAGATACCCGCCTTCTCTTGCATTTTGTTTTGTAAGAACTTGGAATCTGGCGAGGTCATGTGTTTCTTTGT